CTCGATATTTCTGAAGGCCCAGCGGATCACCGGCAAACTGAAGGGCTGCCAGGTCGTCGTCTATAGCTTCCAGCAAGAAAGCAGGCGCCCCGCTTTCATTGGCGGTTTTCCTTTCGCTTAAAAGTATGTCGCCCGTCTTTAGTTTATAATCAGCCGGGAACTCATGGCCGGCCTCTATATCTTCCTCGTCTGCGCCTGCAAGAATTGCAAAGGTTATAACCAGGTCGCACCACATTTCCGAAAACTTTTCGGTGAACGGTTCTAATGTGTCGTAAACCGACTGCATATTATTTTCGTTTTCGGTCGCTGTTTGGAATTGCTGCCCGCCGGCCCCCTGCCCGTTACTTGTCTTTTTTACAAATGCCTGTGAGTTGTAAACGGCTTGGTGTACTTGCTTTTCAAGCTGCTGGGTGTACTCGTTTTGGAATTTTATCAACTCAATAGGCGGCGTCTTATATACTACAAGTTTATCCAGATCCAGCATTTCCTCCCGGGTTTCCGGCATTGGCAATAAAATAGCATCCTGGGCGGTGGTGGTTACCTTTTTAAATCCGCTTCCCTTACACGATGGGCATTCGGTGCCGTCCTGTAAAAACCCCTGGTTACAGCGTTTTGTTTTGCTCGGTCCCTGACATTTCTGGATATAAGCCAGCTTTTGCGGAAACACGTGTTGGCACATGGTTAAATCCAACTCAGAAACAGTTTTTAAAGACTTGTCAAAATAGCAAAGGCCGTCGTGCCACGGGTTTAAATAAGTCCGGCCCTTCGTGGCGTCGTCGCGTTTATATCCAACCCGGAAAACCGGCGGGTAACCAACATTCGGGGTATATGTTCTCACTAAAAAGGTGGATTTATCAATCGTTTCGAAAGTTTCACCCTTCTTCAATACGTAACCTGTTTTAATTAAATAATCCTTATCAACCTGTTCATAGACCACCGTTACATCTTCGTCGTACAAGGTATATCGAAACCCGGCTTTCTTGTTTGGCTTATCGCCTGGCGCCGTTGCAGGCGTTACCACGCCCGGGGCTTTTTGTTTTGGGTCATTACTGGCCAGGTTGTTACTGGGTGCTGTTCCGTAACTCAGGTAAGTAATGCCCTGTTTCACAAACAACCATCTAACCTCATCATTTACGACGAAAAAATTAACAGCTTCGTTTGCCGATACCTCGAACGGGCGCGGTTTAACAGGTGCGCTTTCGCTTTCTGCCGGGTCCCATTCTACAATAATCCAGCTATTAGGATCAATAAACTGCAATTCAATAAATCGGGTCTTTAGCCAGTAATCCAGCCCTTTATTTTTCTTCCGCTTTGCGCCATAAAACCCGGCCATCATGCCATCGAGCGCGGCCTGCCTGGTTTCATTTTTTATAACCTTCGTTTTCCTTATCCGATCATTGCGTGCTACCTTATTGAATGGCTGGCGAACGCTGGACGCAACTGCAGGCGTTATGCTTTTTGTTAATCGAACGCGCTGGTTAAACATCTCCTGATCTTCACGGGGCACGTATTGGACCAACTTTTTTTCAATTTCCAATCCAGTTATATAAATGCGGTATGTCTCTGCAAGCTCAGTAACTCGTTTATAGTCTTCGTGGGTTTCACCGGTTAATATTAGCCGGTTGGATAGTGTGTACGCTGCGGTTACGTCCATGTTTAAAAAAGTTTATCAAATATATTAAAAACTTGTTGGGGCAAATAAAAAGCCAGGCCAAAAGGCCCGGCAATACAGGAATAAGATCCATTTTGTAGCGACCACAAAAATATAAAAAGCCCAGGGAATAACCCCGGGCTTTGGTCTGGTAAACAACAAAAAAAAATATTTATGCGCTCGTTACAACTTCCCACGCAGCCGCAACTCTTACGTTTAGCTTATTTGTGGTTGTGTTGTAAATCAACAATCCCGCGTATAGGTCTGTACCGGTCAGGGCGTCCCGCGCAGTGGTTGTTAATTTGGGAATTGCGTTACGCTGTAACTGTATTGTTTCGGAAGCTGTATTAGCAACTGAACCGTCCAGCATGTTCTGAATGTCGCCTACTCCTTTTTTTGCCATAACTGAAAATTTTATCGAAAATAATAATTATTCGGTTACCATCGTGCCGGGGGGCACATGTATCCGTTCGGCTTCCGGTTGCATAGCATCCAGTATTTGACGAATTGTCCGCCAGTCAACAAAAAGCCTTTCGCAAAGCTCCCGGTTATAGACCAATGGGGCACCCAGGGCCGCGTCGTCAATGTAATAATTCGCGTATACCTTCGGGCTACTGGTCCAGGAAGCCTGCCCCGGGTTTCTGTTTATGCCGTAAAGCTCGATACCGTGAAACTTAAACCATTCCACTGCCTCGGTCAAGTATGGGCGGCCCTCCCGGTCGCTTCGCATAGTGTTTAAAATAATCCGGCCGCCTTGCTGTCGAATGTATTTCATTGTTTCAATAGCCCCGGGTACGGGCGCGCCCACATGCGGGAATTTGTGGAAAACTACGGTCCCGTCAAAGTCAATAGCGAAAACTAATTTTTTAAACTTCTGGCTCATGGGGTTAAAGTGTTAAATAGTGTTTACAAATTTTGGTTACAACGTATTCCAGGGCGTCGGATGGGTGGCCGCGTTTCTCGAACTTTTCGCCGGTGTTTTCGTCTTCTGTCATTTCCTTAACCTTGCCTTTGGCGCCTTCCTTTGTATACTCCATATCTTCTATCAATTCGACTACGCTTTCATCTATAATTATTTCCAGCTCAGGGTACCGACCGGCCAACAAGTCGTTAATAAAGTCCTTTCGTTTATTTACCCCAATGTTTGGGATCTGAACCTGCTTACTGCTGTTGTGTAGGAACTGGAAAAGGTTTTCGGATAGGATTTTATAATTTGTCACGCTTCCCAAACCAGGTATACGGCTATTTCCGGCCGCGTCGCCATAGTATAGGACCTCGGTTATATTGGCGTCGTGGTCTTGTGTGAACGCCGTACATACCGCCTCGGTACTATTTCGCGGGCTCTTCAGGAAATAACCCTTATAGACGCGCATTCGCATTACTTCTACCGCCTTATAACCCGGCGCCGGTATGTCATGCTTATTACCTACATCATCCAGGTAACGGGTTATAAATTCCAGTTGCAAACAAATACAGGTCATGAACGGCACAACGTTAAAATCAAGGCTAATGTGCACCGCCAACCCTGGTATATACGGAACATGCCCCACGTGTTTGTCCTTGTTCCAATATGGGTAGTACTCCCCGCCGGTTTTGCTGAATGGGTAACCATGTATCAGCTTCAGGATCTTAGCCGGGTCGTGGTTGTAATCCTGTTTTTTCTTTTCGAAATAGTCGGGCGGCAGATTGTGCTTATTATGGTAAGCACTATAAATGCACACGCCTTTATTTTCGAACTCCTTATAAAAATAACTCCTTTCTTCCGCTTCCACGGCCGCGCGGATCTGCAACGCGAACCGGTCCAGTTTAAACATAGTGTTTAACCAGGCAACGGTACCGCCGGCAGGGCTGGTGTGTATGTACAACGGGTTCCATGATTTCCAGCCCAGGACTTCCGCCTGTTCGGCGGTTATCCGGTCATTAAAAAATATCTCCCCATCTGCAGCCCTGTACCATAGCCCGTATTGACGTAACCGGCCCATTATAACGTCGGTTAGTGCCTGTTCCTTCGTGTCTTTCGTTTCGTCCAGGTGTGCCCAGGCGAACTCCTTCCCGTCGTGTGCCTTGTAGTTTTCAAGTGATCCTGTGAAAATAACGGCTCCATTGTAGAAACTTATTATGCCGTCATAATTGGGGAGCTCATGAAGGCGCTCAAAATGGGCGGGCGGCCGTTTATTATAGACGAATGCCCCGGTTCGGTTGCTCTTTGGGTGGTACTCAGTAAACCCGTATGTCTGTTTCCAAATTTTAAAGACCCTTACCAGTGTGGACTGGGCAAGCTGCATGTGGGTATTTGCGCCTATAAAGCCCAGGGCTTCGGGAAATTCGGCCACCTTGTTACCGCTGTCATACGCAATAACGGCGCTCTTACCGCCTCCCTGGCCGCTCATATCCAGTATGGTGCTTTGTCTGCATTCAAGTACCGCGGCCTGGGGTTCAGACAATTCAACCTGTATATCGCTAGTGTTATCCTGCATACTGATTTAACGTCTGTTCATGTATAGGGGAAAAGAGCAATACCCCAAAATTCGCGAAAGTCGTGCTTTTCGGTCCCAGCGTAATTTATTCCAATGGTGGCGCCCGGTTATATAATAAGTTTTCATGCTGTTTTATTGTGGGGTTTGTATGGTTTGGGCCTGTATCGTCG